CCGCTTCCGTGTGGGCGTCCTGTAGGGTCTTATACGCCACGTCCAGCAACGGGCTGCGCTGTTGTGTGGAGAGGTGATCTAGCAGCGCCTCAAGCTGGTCAATCTCAATCTCAATGGTTAACATCGTGCGTTTCTCCGTATGATTGCAGCATTTCAAGCCGGGCGATTGCCGCCCGTATTGCGGTTGTGTCGCCGCCGTTCCAATCGGCTTCTATGAGTAGGTCGCGCAAATGGCGCAGTAAACGCCATATGGGTTGCGGTTCGGTCATTGATCATGGCCGCCTAAAAACGGGCCGCACTCATATGCGACATATTCAAGCGTGTAGTCGTCAAAATTGCCTATTTTCCATTCGGCCAAAGCGCCGAAAAAATACGCGCGCGCTGTTTCGCTGTTTGGGTTGGCGTCGAATGCGTCGATTAGCTGTTGCATGTTCATAGTGTTGCCCTCAAAAATTGACGCGCTATCATTTCGGCGTTGTCTAGGCTGGCGATGGACGCCGCCAGCGCCATTGATAAGCCAAAGCGCGCAAGGAAGGCCGCAAGATCGTCCGGCGGCACCTTCTCTATGATAGCGGCGGCCTGTTCCAGCTTCACACGCGACACGCGCTTGCGCGGGATACTGGTGACTGGCTCCGGCTTGCTATGCGCGGGCCAGCGATACACGTCGCCGGTTTTCGTCGCTTCCGCCAATATGACGGAAACTAGCTTTTTATTGTATACCCCAAAGCGCGCTTCATACGCTTTTTGCTCTTTTGATTTGTGCCATGGCGCGCTGCCTGCCTTGATGGCGATACCGCCAGCGCCTTGTGTGAATACGTTACGGTGGCCGGAATGGATCAGCTTGCCATTCCATTGTTCTTCGGCCCAGGCTTTAATATCGGCTGCATTTTCCATTGTTTTAAGCCCCTATGTCGAAAGTAAAAGTGGCGACATCGCACGCAAGCACGCCAAAGTCAGTGGCATCGTGATAGCGGCGAAAATCTTCATCATCGTCTATGCTGTCGCACGCGCACCAGCATTTTCCGTATTTACTGATAATCCACGCGACAAACGCATCAAACTGCGCTTGTTCTTCATCTTCGAACATTGACTCATCGCCGTTGATTAGCGCGCACGCCCAATAGCGCGGCAATGTCAGCTCTAGGGTCTGCATTGTCAGTCCTCCACTGTGAGTATGTTACGCAGCATGTCGTTCAACGCATCATCTATGAAAACCGCTTCATAATCTTCTAGCGGTCTGTTGATTTTATCGAATACATAGTCGCGGATATTATCCAGCAGTGCGTCATAGGCTTCATGTGTCATTATCTTTGCCCCTATGTGGAAAGGTTACGTATTCTGATTAATCATCATTTCGGCGATTTCGCGGTAGTCTACGTCGCACACGAACGCCAGCGCATACTGACACGCCAATCCCTCAGGCGCGGTTTGTTCGATCAACTCTTCGGCATAGTCGCGCAGGATAGGCGCAAGTTCGAATTTATCCATATTGCGCCAGCCCATATCGTTTATGTCCATGCCGTCGAATATTTCAAGATTGACGCGCCACGTGGCGTAATTTGTCCAGCCGTTGTAGGTGTTATCGTTTAGATTGCTCATGGTGTTGGCTCCTAAGTTATAGTGTGGATATGTTACGATAAAGGCCGCGCATGTCAATAGCGCGGCCTCTCTTTTATGCAGCTTTACGTTTCACTTGGAATGATGCGACCGATAGATCAGTTGCAATGTTGAACACATGCACCCATACGACATCGTCCATTAGACAGTTGCGGACGATAGATCGCGCTTTATAAATCGCCTCTTTTTTTGTCTCAGCCGTCATAAACGGCTCAAGCGATAGATCAGTCACCTGTAGCATGATCTCATACTTTATAGTCATAGCACTCTCCCTCCGATGCGTTCCGCCAGCGTTTGCGCGGCGCTGTGGTCGCTCATGTTATCCACAAACAGCCAATGGCCATTATACTCAACCCATACTTGGTACATCGTCTTACCCTCTCACTGTGGATATGTGACAAGATAGCAGGATTGTGGATAGCGTCAAGAAGTTTTTTTACGTGAGCGGAAAAATAAATAGTTGATAGCAGCGGTTTAGGTGAGGTGATAGCGCGACAACGCGGCGCGGGATCAATGCTTTATGCTATTTATATTAATGTTTAGATATTTAGTTGTCAAAAGTAAAATTGTATACATTCAGAATGGTATGGCAGAAACTTGTGGCGACTGAAATACACCTGCATAAACTGCATAAATAGGGTACACGATTGCCTTGCCCCACGCCCGCGCACAAAACCCTGGTCGCCCTGTGATGACCTGGTCGCCCTGTGATGACATGCGACGCGACTTGCCGATGACTTGCATAAATAGGGTAAAGCATAAGCGCAGCTATTGATTGACAACTTAACGTAATGCTTTAAGTATACATTCACATTGCTTGGGGATTGTAAACGGGAGGGGGGCTGGGCCGCGGGATCTCCTTTAAGAAATACGTAGGATCTGCACAAACTTTTTTATTTTTTGTTTTCTAAACGCACCGTGCTATAAAGTTTATTATGTTCGAGTCTCTCCCATACGAGCCGCGCAAAATAGAGGCGACTGAAGCCGTCTTAGAGCGCATATATCTATCGGCCAAAAAAGGCTTGAAAGGCGACACGCTCGCCTACGCCGCTGGCATGACGCCGCAAGAGTATCGGCGACTGATACAGTTCGACCCGATTGCGGAGTATGCCGAACAGAAAGGACGCGCAGAAGGCGAGGCTGAACTAGCCGACGTTATGATGTCTGCTGCTAGAGGCGGCGATACTAAAGCCGCCATGGAGATGTTGCGCTACGCGCACAAGTGGACAGCGCCGCAATCTATCCAAGTTCAAGTGGACCAAAAGATTTCAATTACCCATGCGCTTGAGCAAGCAAAAACTAGGATTATTGAAGGACTTGTGATAGATAATAGTGAGGCCGCCGATGGTGGAACATCAGACGGCCTCTTAGACCACCGTGAAGGAGACGGTAGCCATGCAGATAATTACCGCGCAAGAAGTCCGGCGTCTACTGAGTTATGACCTGATGACGGGTATATTTACTTGGGTTATTCCGACTGGCGACAGAGTTAAAGCCGGGCAAAAAGCTGGCCGGGTAAACCATGGCTACATAAGCATCAAGATCAATAAACGCGAATATGGTGCGCATCGGCTGGCATGGCTGTATGTTCATGGTGCATGGCCTGACGGCGATGTAGACCATATAAACCGCGATAAGTCTGACAACCGAATAGCCAATTTGCGTCAGGCAACGCGAGCGCAGAATCTACAGAATAGACAATATGCCGGCGCGTATTGGTATTCACCCCGCAAAAAATGGCGCGTAAATATCCGCGTCGACGGCAAACGTCTGTGGATAGGCGACTATAATACGCACACCGACGCTTTAGCTGCGCGTGCTGATGCTGTTTCGAAATACCACACGCATAGGCCAGTTTAATGCAAGAACCGATATACGACGCCGAAGGCGAAATGAAGTTAATGGCTACGCTTTGGTCGCCTCAGATCAAGGATGACCCGTTAGCTTTTGTTCGCATGAATTTTCCGTGGAAGCAGGCGGGCACGCCCTTAGAACATTTTGAGGGGCCAAGACGCTGGCAGCGCGACGTGCTGGCGCAGTTGCGCGACCACATCAAGGCTAATAACGGAAAGATTGACTTCAATACTATGCGCATGGCTGTCTCGTCGGGACGCGGTATTGGCAAATCGGCATTGGTCAGTTGGTTGACGATCTGGATGGCGTCTACCCGCATAGGATCATCGGTCATCATATCGGCCAACAGCGAAGCCCAGCTCCGGTCGGTCACTTGGGCCGAGATAACTAAATGGTTGAGCATGGGGCTAAATTCGCACTGGTTTGAAATTAGTGCGACCCGCATTACCCCGGCTAAGTGGCTGACTGAATCAGTTGAACGCGACCTTAAGAAAGGTTGCCGATACTGGTCGGTTGAAGGCCGTTTATGGTCTGAAGAGAATCCAGATAGCTATGCCGGCGCGCATAACCACGACGGTATGATGCTGATATTTGACGAAAGTTCGGGTATCCCAGATGCAATATGGTCAGTTGCTGCCGGTTTTTTCACGGAAAATACGCCAAACCGTTTTTGGTTTGCGTTTAGTAATCCTCGTCGCAACAGCGGGGCTTTCTACGAGTGCTTTCACTCAAAGCGGGAATTTTGGTCAACCATCGTTGTTGACGCCAGAAGCGTGGAGGGCACTGATAAGGCAGTCTATCAGCAGATTATCGACGAATACGGACCCGACTCTAGTCAAGCGCATGTTGAAGTCTACGGAGCCTTCCCGAACGCATCGGATGACCAGTTCATACCGTCGTCACTGGTCATGGA